CCCTTAACTCCTTCATGGTTGAAAGATGATAAGCGATTAATCTGATTACCTGGTTCTAGGATTGCTCCTGCGTCACTTTTATAAGTTGCCATTAGATAATACCTCCTTATTCTGTGATTGTGAAGGAAGTGGTAATGAAGTCCTTATTCAAGTTCGCAAAACCAGCATATAGCTGCCAAATAAGAATGATAAATCTTGAGAAATCATCATTATTATTAATTAAAACTTGAGCATTAGGACCACCGATACCAACACCAATTGCCTGTGGACCAAAGAACAATCCTGCTGGAGTTGTCTTTGTACTTGCACCGTTTCCATCACCAATATCGACCGAGATTGATTTAGATGGGAAGTTTGTAGATTCAAAGAATCTTACTCCTTCAAACACGAATCCAGAAGGCATAACAGGCTCGCCTGCTACGAACTGAGCTTGTCCATACTGTCCACCAGCATAGATTGCTTGGTTAGGAGCACCAGCACCCATTAAAGGTGAACCTTGTCCCATTCCTGGATATCTTGCTACTTCACGGAAGCCTTGATCGGCTCTTAGATCTTTCATGAATGAAGGATCTGCAATACAGCGATAGTAACCATCTGCGAAGACTGGTACATGACGCTTTCTTAGACTTTTAACGACTTCAAGTAAGTCAGTCTTAACATTGAACTTAAAACGCTCAGAAGCATATTCTGTAGCACTGTAAGCATTAAGATTGGCTCCACCAGCAGCTTTTGCTTTACCATTAGGGTAGTAGTAACCACCTTGTGTATCAGAAGATTGACCACGAGATTCAGATTTGAATAGTTCATCAATGAATACTCTGTCTCTCCACCTTCTGTAATCATCTAATAAAGTCAGTGAACCAATTGATTGATGGAACATATTAAGGTTCCCAGTATCAAGCAGCAAACGCTGAGCTGTCATTAGAGTTTCTCTAGCAATTTTGAATGTGCTAGGAAGAGTTGTATTATTAGGGTCAGCTGGACCTGTATACTCTCTAAGAGATACAAGTACCTTGTCCTTCACGATAGATCTGCTGTTAGCAGTTCCGATTGTTTGGTCCTGAGTACGTTCACGAGAAGTTTTTGTACCTGGATTTCCAAAGAATCTGTATCTATCGAGTTGAACGGTCTGCCCTGGCTGCTTAGTGAAGTCATGCACTACCACAGGCTCGGAAGCCATTTCAACGATATACGCTGGATGAGGTCTGTATAACTCTGCACCAAGCAGCTTCGGAAAATCGTTATCTATAAACATTTTTAGAAGTCAGCTAGGTTTGCTGATAGCGAACACGGAATTGTGTTCTTTGAAACTGGAAACTTAATTCCATTAAGTACAATTATACTTACCCTTAATAAACGAGCTTATTTAAGTTTCTGGATTTATTACAGATTGAGTTGTAGTTCCGTTTAATTGATTAGTTAAAGAATATGTTGTTGGTCTAACTACTCCAATACGTCCCATTGGATTTATATATCCATCTTCAGGTTGTAAATCAGGCTCAGAAGCTTTTGCCATCTCTGCTTCCATCATCATTTGAGTTAAAGCTTTTTCAGCTTTACCTTTAGCTTTTTTAGCTTTTGCGTGTTCCATTTACTTTTTACCTTTCTTTGATTCTAAAGGAGGCTGACCTACAGGTAATTGGCTTAAACCAGCTGCTGGTAGATACTGTGCTAAAAACATTTGTTCCTGACTTCTTATAACATCTTGAGTTTGTTCTGCAGCTCTTACGTTTTGCGGAACTAATAAACCATTTGCAGGTAATGGAGAACCTGGCAAATTTAATTTCAAATATGATGCATCTAAATCAGAAGGCATTTTTGCACCTTCTACAACTCTTGTATCCCCTTCTCTCATTCTTATGTTTGCATATTCATCTCTATTACCAGCAGCGAGTTGTGACATAGTATCAGTGCCACCAAAACCTACTAACTGTGGAGAACCTATAGGTCCACCTGCAGTTCCTATCATATTTAAAAAACTATCTGCTTTATCCGAAGTACTAGCTTTTTTCTTGTGTTTCATAATTAAAAAATAAAATGGGGTGAAATTTTAAAAATCACCCCTTTTTTTATTACTCCATTACGAGAAGTTTCTCGCGGAATACTTGAGGATTTTGCTGTGCAGCATTTAGATATCTCCAAGCGTTCTGTGGATCACGGTCTGCAGCCCCACCGAAGTCCTTCCAAAAGTCGCCTGAATTAGCAGGAGCTTGTGGAGTTGGTGGATTAGGCATTTGTGGTCTTGCAGGAGCTTGTGCTTGAGCCTGACCTTGTGCAGCAGCTGGATTAGCAATCTGCTGACCTGCGAATGTAGGAGCCTGTGGATATGCAGGAGCATCATCCTCTACAGGATAAGGTCCATTCTCTCCAAAGAACTCACAAGTGTAATCAGCTAAAACATCAGGATCTGTAAGGATCTTCTCATATGCTTTATGCTCAGTTGACATTTCTTGTAGCAAGTTAACTGCTTCTTGTAACTGAGTGTTAGTTGTTATTAGTGAATCTTCTAACTGACAGGAGTAATTATTAAGAACTGCTGGAGCATCTGCACCAAAGTGATTAATTACTTCAAGACTTGCCTCGCTTACCCCGTTTGCTAGGAGTTGCTCGTTTGTTATCTCCTGAGAAGTTGGGGAAGAGCTGTTGGAGTATGCCTGGTTGCTGTTGCTCGAAGGCGTATAAGTCTGCTGAGCCCCGTTGCTGTATGGGGTTGTTTGTTGGAATCCGTAATTGGCTTGGTCGGCTGCTGGGTTCGCTGTCGACTGTTGACCCTGGAACGGGAATTGGACTGGTGAACTCAGGAGTCCTACCACCTTCGTAAATGCGTCCTTGTAAGGGTTCTCCGCTTGTGGAGCTGCCTGTTGTACTTGGGGGCTGTACTGAGTAGGGTTGTATTGGATCCCTTGTACCCCCATCTGGGCTTGGGCCACTGGGGCTGGAGCCTGTTGGGTTTGGGAAGGAGCCACCCATTGGGAATTCCCTGAAACCGCTGGTGCTTGAGGAGCCACGTAGCTGCTCTGCTGGGTCGGGGATGTCTGGGGTGCTGATTGGGTCTGCTGAGCGGTAGCGTCCTGCATAAGTTACCTCTTTTTGTAAACTTTCTAGTGTTCGATATAGGAAAGGGGTGAGATCTAATCTCGGATCTGCAGCCATCGGTAAATTCGGTTGCTGCGGATGTGGTGTTCGCATCTCCTGATTTATTAAGTCAATAAATGCGGAATATGCCCTTTGTACTTCACCTACCATTCTAAACGGAAAACCAGAAAGCATCCCTGCAATTTCGTCGTCAGTTTTCGAAGGAAATAAGTACTTCAGTGCTTCTATACTATCAACCCCCAATTCTTGAAGGTTTCTAGTAAAGATGGATTGATTGAGTTTATCCTGTGCTGTATCTTCATACACAGGACCCATCCATCTCCAAAGTACCGTTCTATCCCCATCAGGTGCTAGTCCTAATACACCATCAGGAATTTCTTTTGTTTCAACTGCAGTATCAACAGCTTGTTGAAGTTTTTGTTCATATTTAATTTTTTGTTTTTCATATTTTTCTAAAGCTTTAGGATCTTCATCATTTTCTGGTAATTCAGGATATTTTATTCCTGAAGCAAACGCTAATGATTTTCTAAAAATTTGTTCTTCTTGGAAAATAATTAATTCAAAAACTTTGCAGATTCCATACTGATAAATCTGTAAACATTTTTTCTTTGCAGTTGCACTTACACGTCCATAAGCAGATTTAATTTCTGTAGCTGTTACGTTAGTGATACTTAAATCATCTATACCTCCAAGAGCTAATCTAATCTCACTTCTTAATTGTTCTGAGAATCTTGCTTGGTCAGAACTAACAGCATTTGGAGTTATGAATCCTACTCTGTCAGATGGTTCTAAATTAGCAATAACTCTAGGAACTCTCATTCCACTGCCAGGTCTTCCTGCATACCCTGGCTGCTGTCTTGTTATTGGATCTTGTTTATATGTAGAACTAAATAAATCAACATTAGAAGCAAATCCTGATTGACTGGATATACTTGGTCTTTGTGCAGTTTCAGAGTCGCTTTCTACAATGTCTTGTTTTGGTCTAGATGATAGAAGAGTTGGATTACCAAAGAATGATAAGTTTGCTCTTATATTTTTTACCATCTCATCATGTGCAGTTATCTGATTAGCAATGAAATCAAATTCTCCTGTACCATCTGTACCGAAAGCATCAGGATTGTTAAAGACCTCAACACATGGAATAAACTCCATAGTATTTTCTACGACTTTTTTATCAAAAGTTGCAAAATTTGTATTTTCTTGTTCAAAAGTTATTTCTTGCTCAGCATGATATTCTTCTATTTCTGTAGCAGTTATTTTTAATCTCATATATCTTTTATCAGTATTCAAACCAACACCACCAAAACCTTTTGATGATTTAACCTTATATGGATAAATAATAATTACTTCTTCTAGTTCTCCTTCAGGTGAATAATATGTCCTATAAGATTCTTTATTAAACCAATAAATTCTGTAAGATTTTTTAGTTGGTCTTATATAAAATAATCCTTTTCCATATGCTAAAAATCTATCCCATATTGCATCTAATCT